GCGTAAGCGTTAGTTATAAGAAGGTCGGTATCTATAAATATACATTCTTCTAAATCGCACTGAAGCTGGGCTAGTAACTTAGATGTAGCGAAGTATTTCTTCTGATCTACACCCTCTATTAAACTTTCGTCTAATTTATGTACCTCATCATACATCTGGAGAACCCCTATAGATTCATAAAAATGATGGGCCTCTTCACAACAATAGAGATGTATAGGACCAAAGTTGTTCTGATATAATTTTAGGGATGCTATCTGTAGTAGAATCTCCCAGCTCTTTCTGGGTTCTGTTCTAACCTTATCCGATACTACGTGAATCCCCGTTATCATCTTTCTTTGGTTCAGTTTTTTTGGGCTTTCTAGTTCTTTTAGCCTTAGGTTTAGGTTTAACCTCTTCTGTCTTATCTTCTTCCCTTAGTCCAAGACTAATCTCTAGACCTTTCTTCTTCTCTTCTATTTCGTGAGAATTAAATTTGAACTGTCCGTAATCTCTAACCCTAGGAGATCTACCAATTGATATAATATCTTTAACCCATACCATTAGGTCTGATTCGTCTTTAGCATCCCTAGTAGCTCTCTGCTTTAGTTCCTGTAACATGATCTGGGAGTTTTTATTAGATGTTATTACAAATTTGTCTTCTCCCGTTCTAGGGTCATATAGTGAATAAAATGATGTGTATTGCATAATTGAGTTTTTATTCATCTATATATCAAATCGAAAAAAAGCGTTTTTTTGCTAATGATATATAATTAAAGATTACAAAAATGACCCATAAAGAAACTTACTTTGATTTAAGTTACCCAATCCCAAAAAAATCTAAAGAAAGATTCAATCATCCAAGGATGAATTTTATACAAGCAGACTCAGAAGGAAACCTTTATGATATAGGAGGAAGTCATGAATTTAGGATAAAGGATAATCCAGACAAAAAAATGAGGACCTCTGTAATTGGTAGCGATATTATTAAATATTATATAAGAGGAGAAGGTCCAATAAGTTATAGATATGCTGGAGTAAAAAATTTAAATAGAGTTTTATATGAATGTTACAAAGGTAGAGATTTAGGTAATCATCACATAAGATTCAAGAATTATAACTGTAGAGATATTAGTAAGGAAAATCTTATAACATGTTTAGATTTAGACATGGTAAAATATAAAAAGGAATTTAACAATTTCATTTACCGTAGTGCTATTGAAGGGATCAGAAGAATGAGGGATCAATTTATCCCAGAGGCATTCGAAAGAAAGGATATGAGGTTAATAGAGGATTTTATGATAGCTTCTCTATACCCTAGAGAAATTCAAAAGGGAATTAAAAAAGAACTTAAATCCAGATTTGACTAATCAAGAGTATTCACTTATTAAGGAAATATGTAACAACATATGTAGACAGGAGAATTTAGTGAAGGACCTTGAACAAGAAGTGGCACTAATATTTCTAGAACTACCGGAGGATAAAAGGACCAAAGTTAGAGGGTATTTTAAATTCTGGGTTGTTAGAGTAGTTTCTAATTTATGGAGATCCAACACTTCCCCTTTCTGGACTAAGTATCGTAGTGACATTCTAATGGATCCTAATGATGCCTTTTTCTTGTCGGAGGACCCTATAGAAATTGACGATTCTCCTTCTCCTTATGATATACTTGATAATCTAGTAGAATCTCTCTATCCATCAGATAAGAACGTATATGTAGATTATTACAAAAAGGGTTTAACTATCATACAAATAACTCATAAGTACGATTGCGAGAAATCCTACATTTGGTCTGTACTAGATAGAATACGTTCATCATTTAAAAGGAGAACCGATTGGATCCAAAAAGAACCAGAATCATTTAGCTCTATACTTTGCCCAATTCTAGAGAGAAGTCTTAGGAGAAGGCCACTAAGAGTTTCAGAGAGACAGATAATACTAGATGTTAACAACCATCTGGGTAGAGAGTTAAGGAATAATATCCAGGATAGGAAAGAAATATCTGATATCCTAAAGGAACTCCAGATCGAGCTTGATCTTATGTGTGGAGTTCCCATTCGTTAGATTTTTGTTAAACCCTAAATAGACCCCCGGAACTAAACGGGAGTTTGCATATATAAGAATAAACAATTTAAATTATGAACGAAGAATACAGACAAATTACCTTAAAAGGTTTTAAAGATTACTGGGTATCTAATATAGGAAACATCAAATCTTATAAAAAGACTAGTCCTAAAGTTCTTTCTCCAAAGAAGATCCTAAATAAAAATGGGAAGATTTACAACTTTATTATGTTAAGAAATTCGGAATCCTCTAATGGTAGACCTAAAAATATATCAATTGCTAAACTAGTGGCAATGCATTTTATAGGACCCCAACCAGCAGACGACTACATAGTAGATCATATCAATAACATCTCTACAGATAATAGAGTAGATAACTTACAATGGGTATCATTTAAGGATAACGTTAGAAGACAAAGATGTAAACCACTAAAATGTACTAACTACAAAACTGGTGAATCTCATATATGCGTCTCGATGGAAGAAGCTTCTTCCATAACTGGCTGTGCTTTGAAAACAATAAGAGAATGGTTAGCTAAGGAGGGAAGATCTGAAAGGGTTCATTGGTCATTTGAATATCTCGACAAGGTAACAGCTAAGGATCTAATCGATAGGAGAATAGGATAATGAGCAGAAATAAAATAAAAAATCAGAATGGATTTGGCTATACGTTTTATCCTAAGGATTGGAGAACAGATCCAAGAGTTATTACAATGAAACCAGATGTGAGAGATATGTACAGGTTTTTAATAGATGAATGTTACATTAGAGGTGAGTATAAGTTGGAACTTAGTTACTCCTATGTTGCATCTATGTTGCGACTAAGAGCCGACTCAGTTGCAACTAAGATCGAACTATGTTGCAACTATGGAGTGGCTTATTGGGAGGACGATCTACTCGTAATCCCGTCCGTAATTGAATATCTCGATAATGTAACAGCTAAGGATCTAATCGATAGGAGAATAGGATAATGAGCAAAAAACAAGGATGGATAAAGATACACAGAGACCTACTAGATTCTGACTTCTGGAAACTATCAAAAGGCGAAAAGCTTTCTAAGAGAGAAGCTTGGCTAGAAATACTACTTCTAGCTAATCATTCTACCTCTAAATTTATGAATAACGGGATTATAACTATAGTGGAAAGAGGTCAATTAGTTAGGTCTAAGGGTGAACTCTCTAAACGTTGGAATTGGAACAGAAAAACGACAAGAAATTTCTTAAAAAAGCTAGAAAGTACCCAACAGATTACTCAAGAGATATCTAACTCTACTACTATTATAACAGTGGTTAATTATGAAAAATATCAGAATTTAGAGGTCCCCACTACCCAACAGACTACCCAACAGACTACCCAACAGACTACCCACATACAAGAATGTAATAAGAATATAATAAAGAATGTAAAAGAACAACAAGCACCGGACGAGCCGGATTTGTGTGTTGAGAATCTTGATAAGCTTTCAGGAAAGAATGAAAAAGATATTAGTAAGGATCCTTTAGGTGATTATCAGTTTACAGAACCTAAAGAGCAAGCTGCCCTATCAGAAATAGATAAAGAATTAGAATGGGCAAGTTTCATAAAGCTTTATCCTTCAGAAGCGGATATGGGTCTAAAAAATAAGAACGGAAGGGGGACAGCTAAAAAGAGATTCTTTAAGTTCTCTCCAGATGATAGGATGAGAATCATTCAAGAGCTTAAAAATGCTCAGCCCTCCATCTTGAAAAATAGATATTTAACATGGATGTCAAGTCTCCTTAAGGATAATACTGAAGCAAATTCGTTAATTGAGGAAATAAGGGCAATAAAACCTTCAGTAGAAAGAAAAAAGAATATTGGACATCGTGCAATGGATGGTTTCCAAAGTTCACTTAGACCTGACGGAACTAAGGATTATTCTAAAGCTCCACCGGGAACTACTGTAAATATTATAGACGGGGATGCTATAGTTGCTGAACTTAGAGCGAAAGGATTATTAAAATAATTATTATATTTAAAAAAAAATTAGAACTATGAACTCAATAAAATTAAAACAAAACAATCTAGATTGCTTATTGGATATTAAAAACTGGTCTTCTTTAGGACTAGACCCGTATAAAGGTTTACTCCTTCATGGTAATATAGGAACTGGTAAGACTACATTCTTTCTTGATAGTTTCCTACCTACACTGGATAAACAACTCCATTTCGGCTCAAGAGAAGGTTTATTCTCTGGAAATGTTAAGACTTTAGTTAGACAACTTAAGAAAGCGGCGGCTTCAAAAGAGGAAAACGCATACACAAAAATGCAGGAATATTATCTCTCCCATGGTATTCTATTGGATGATCTTGGTAGAGAGTCCAAGGATATTAATATTTATGGGAATAAGGAGCAACCTATTGTAGATCTTTTAGAAAAGTATTACGAGGGATTTAAAGCTTGCATAAATTTCTATAAGGAAAGAGGTTTAGAAAATGCAACATATAAATATGTGCAGGCTAAATTAATTCATGGTACTTCCAATATGTCTCTTGAAGAGCTATCATCTTGTTATGATGATTATCTATTTGATAGAATGAAAGAAATGCTTAATTTTATATCTGTTGAGGGTGATTCAAGAAGGGATTAAAAGACCTTTTCGAAACTTTCTAAACAGAGAATGATATATAGTTCTGATTACAAACGGTAATCATTGTTCAAATGTTCTAATTTTTATTATCTAGATATTGTAGGATTCCCTACATATCACTTAAAGCCCGGAGAAGATTTCGCCATTAAGCCCGGGCTTTTTCGTGGCCTATTCTAAAAACCCGGCCGACCAAATAAAGAAACCTAATCATCGTTAGGATCTAAATAAGAAGTCTTATATTTACATGTAACAAAACAATAAGAAGAAAATGAAAAAGTTAAATGGCGTTATTATCACTATCGGTTTATTAATACTAAGTACCTCTTGCATTAAAGAAGAGGATAAACCAATTCAGAATTGTTCATGTGATATAGTTTCCTATATAGATTTCCTAGATGGAACGGGATGGTACGAGTTATCATCAGAAGAAGTGTCAGGAGAAGATTTATGTGGAAAGGAAGGGCACTTAATATATGAAGATTTTGAAGCACCTTATCCCAATATGATAATCTACGAGAATTGTAATGGACAAAACGATCCTAACGGAGGAAGAACCCAATTTTAATCTAATTTCATCGTTAGGATCTAAATAAGAAGTCTTATATTTGCAAAGTATCATTTACAAAAGGAACAGACCGGATCTTCTATCATAGCACATTTAGGGTCTGTTCCTTTTATACATATAGCATGGACAGAATAAAGAAACCTATACACGGAGTATCATACGATAACAATAGAAAGGTCTTTCAGGCTAACATAGTTCTTAAAAACTATCTCCAAGTACTCGGATATTTCCCTACTAAAGAAGAAGCCGAGGAAGCCCTTTCTAAAGCACTCTCCGATTACCTACTAGGGTAACACCCCGTTACCTACACCCCCACTACCCAAATCCTGTATTTAAACCCCATTAAGACGCGGTATTCCAAATGTGAACACCCCGTCTTTTTATGGATTAAGAAATACTATCCTTAAATATACTTATTGATGATAACAAATCACATCAAGAATATGTTCGAAAAAGGAAAATCAGGGAATCCCAAGGGAAGACCACCAGGTCCAAATAAGACTACAAAAGAGATAAGAGAAGCTTACCAAAAGTTTGTCGAGGATAACATTCCGGAGTTCACTAAGTGGCTCAATAAGATAGAGGATCCCGCAAAGAGGTTCGATACCATAATTAAACTATCAGAATACTTCATACCTAAATTAGCGAGACAAGAGATAACAGGATCTGAGGGTAGAGACCTATTCGAAAACATAGTAGTAAAGTTTAATACAGCACCAGAGAAGAAGAAGAAGGAAGACTAATGAATATAACAACTAATTTCACACCTTACGGGGCTCAAACAAGAATACTAGGAGGCATCTTAAATAAACCCGCCAAACACCACGTTATATCTTCATCGAGACAGTGTGGTAAGTCCCTAATGATACTTAACCTAGCATTTAAGTTTACCCTCGAGACCCCGAACGTAATGACGGGGGTAGTATCCCCAGTATTCCCACAGGCTAAGAAACTATACCTAGAAATGTTGAAATCTCTAGGGGACTCGGCGGTCATGATAGTGAAATCTAACAATGCTCAGGATCTAATTATTAACTTTAAGAATGGATCTACTATGTCATTCTTTTCAGGGGAAGCCTATAACTCTCTTAGGGGTAACACTTTTGATTACCTACTATGTGATGAGCATGCATATCAGAGAGAGAACCTATGGTCAGAGATCCTAAAGCCTGCTACCCTCGTTAAAGGTAAGAAGATCTGTTTCTTTTCTACCCCTAGAGGGAAGAACCACTTTAAGGATCTATTCGATATTGGGTTAGACCCCGAATGGAAAGACTGGTCTTCCTATACAATTAAGACTGACGAGAATCCTTATATTGACCCGGAGGAGATCCGTATGGCTCGTAAGCTTCTCCCCGCTAATATATTCGCTTCAGAATACTTAGGGGAGTTTACTGATTCGGGCTCTTCCGTGTTTGAAGGGATAGAAGCTATATCTACAATCACCAAGTTTCAGAAAGAACCAGAAGACGGGGTCAAATATAAAGCCGGCCTCGATTTAGCGATTGCCGATGATTATACTGTACTAACTATAATGGACGATAAAGGTAATGTGGTAGACTACTTTAGAGAGAGGCAAACATCTTGGGAACAGATAATAGGGAAGGTAACAGAGAAGATACTTCATTGGAGATGCTCGACTTATGTAGAGCTTAATAATATAGGGTCAGTTATCTTCGAACAACTTAGATCTGCAGTAGGCTCTTTAGTACAACCCTTTACCACAACCAATAAGACTAAGGGTGATGCAATAGAGAACCTTAAACTTCAAATAGCAGAGGAGAAGATACGAATACCTACAGAGAACCTTTGGCCAGAGTTACATAATGAAATACAGACATTCGGTTATAAGATCCTACCCTCAGGCCTCCTATCCTATAAAGGTATATCAGGTGCTCATGATGATATCATTATGTCACTCGCCCTTTGTGTATCTAACTGGTCTAAGAATTCGGGTAAACCTAAGTTTTCATTCCCCTCTTCTAAACCAAGTTTCGCTAAATGAGAAAATGGGTAAATGAGATCCTTAAAGATTCAGAAGGTAACTTTTCGTCTAAGAGAGCTATATCCATAATAGCGTTTATGCTTATTAGTGGAGCTTTCCTACTGAACCTTTTTATGGACTTTACTATAGACGAGTTCATGTGGGATGGAATGATAACCCTTGTCATCTTTGGTATTGGGTTTGTAGCTTCTGAGAAGTTCAGTGGTATACTATCCCCTAATGGAACAAGGAGAAGAAGACGAAGAAGACCACACTATGATCCTTATGACCCTTATGATCCTTACCCTCGAGAAGATTCTGAATCCCCTAGGGAGGAACCCGCTACAGATGGGGAAGACTACGAAAACACACGTTTTGAAGAACCGATATATAAACAAAAGAAAATTAAATGATCTATAATTGGGATAACCTAACAACCGAACAGTATTCAAGACTTCTGCAGAACGGGGATTCTAAGAAACCAGAGGATTTACTTTGGGCACTTACTGGGAAGTCTAAGAATGATATGACCCTATCTGAGATTACGACACTTAGGGTTGGTTCTATAAAGCCACAAGATAGAAAGGCAGTTGCTCAGATATTCGTTGGTAAGGACGGGAGACTATACGGACTTCAGGATTTAAATGAAATGCCCTTTGGTCTTTTTGATGACGTGGTATCTTTAGCTTCAGAACCCGCTAAGCACCTGACCCTTTTAGTATCTTACCTATATAGACCCGTGCTGAAGATGTCATTCTGGTCTACCGTGAAGCTTAATATAGTAGGTAAGTTCGGAGCTAGGGTTAATCACCCATGGTTTCAAAAGAAGGTGGTAAAGTGGATGAACACGCTAAACTTTGAGATAGAGAAATACGATCCTCTTAAATGTGAATCCAGATTGGATATCATAAAAGACTCTCCAGCTTATATCGGACATCATGTCGTCACTTTTTTTTTGATTTTATCAAGGGAGTTACAGACAAGTTCCCTGACCTCTTTAAAGACCCACCTGAAGAAGATGAAGAGGAGTCTAACGGAAATTACATCGGATCACCAGAAGCAAGGTTAGAGGGCTTTGGGTGGCTACCACTAGTTTGGTCTTTCTCTAATGAAGAAGTGGCTAAAGTAGATGCTACACTAGAGACTAACTACATGACTTTCCTTACCCTAGCTAATTACTTGGTACAGAAAGCGAAAGTGGACGAGATTAATAATAGAAACAAGTCTAATAATAGGACTTAAGAAAAATACGTAAAGAATATATTTATAATTATGTTAACTACTCAATTACAAGTTCTAGATAGACTAAGAGCCCTTTGCCTTTCTCATAAGATGGTAAACGATGTTAGATATGGATTCTTAGCAGACACTGAAGATCTACCAGATTTTGATGGGATAATTATCTATATAGTTCCCCAACCTATATCTGTACCTAGGGAGAACATATTCAGATTCTCTTTTAACCTTATTTGTATGGATGAACTCTTTCCAGATAAGACAAACTTCGAAACTATAATATCAGATACGGCTTCGGTTCTAATGGATATTTACTCCGCCCTCCTTTATCAAGATGATAAGATAGGTACATGGTTAAATGCTACGGGTTCTTTAATGACTCCGTTTCAAGAGAGATTCTCCTCTTTTATGGCGGGTAATAACCTAAGTGTTTCTATGGATGTATTCCAATCTAATTGCTTGGACGCTAAACCATTCGCACCACTACCAGATCCACCACCGCCACCTGCTCCTTGTTAATAAAGAATAAGCTATGCTAATTAAACTGAATTTAGAAGACTATACGAACCTATTAAGGACTGCAGCTATGGAAGCTTTGGCTAACTCGCCAGTTGGTAGGAGAACGGGTGCTCTAATGAATTCAATAAGGGTAACAGTAGAAGGAACAGAAGAAGATCCCATATACAACTTAACCTTTAATGATTATGGTATTTTCTTGGACGAGGGAGTTCAAGGTACACTTGGAGGTTCAACCGCAGGAGGATTCCAGGGGTTGGCTTTTAAGTACTCTGGTGCATTTAAGATGATCGGGGGTAACCTACCCTATGGTGCAAGGAGGAACATCTATAAGTTTGGTCTTAAACCTAGACCTTGGGTTCAGTCAGCAGTAGATGCTATAGGTCAAATGGCAGCTATGTCCATAGAGAGGGATCTCCCTAAAGAAATAGAAGATGAAATAGTGAGGACTATAAATTCACTACAACCAATAAATATAAACGCATAAAATGGCTATAAGTATAACAGAACCTTCAAATCAGTACGTACCTTCAGAAAATATTTCTTGGTTCGAAGCGGATTCAACTAATAAGGATCAGAACTCATTCACCTATAAATTCAAGGTACAAGTAACAGAAGTAGATAACGCCTTTACTACAGGGACAACTGGTACTACTGGTGCAACCGGGGGTGACGTGATAGGAATCTTTAGAGTACCACCCAGACCAAGTACAGGACTAGGTGAATTCTCTCCAAATTCAGTTATAAAGAACTACGTCTATCCTAGACTAGAATTCTCTTCAGCTACTGGCGCTACTGCAGCTTCCCTAACTAATGACGGGATAAGAAAGTTCAGAATCCTATATGGAGAAGAGTGGGTAATACCAGGACCAACTGGAGGACCTACAGGATCCTTTGGTGCTACTGGTGAAGATTTCTATTCTTGGTCTTCTGCTATTCCAGATGCAGACTTTCCTCAGTATAACCAAGACAACTTCATAATATATGATAACGGTGGAACTGGTGCTTTACTCCCTCAACTACTAACAGACGGGCCAAAAGAAAGATGTATTTTAGAGAATGACAACCTTTATTCTATAATGAATAACATGATCTATTCTCAGGCATCTAATACAAAGGGTACTATACAGATTTTTCCTAAAGGTATAAGTATATTTCAAGCAATCCCTATTGCCATTTTACCTCAGTGGACTCAGATAAACAACCCTGCACCTAATGGAGTTTGGTCACAGTTTTCGTCCACTTCTATACAAAGCTCTAATACTATAGCATTTGCGGAATACTCTAATATACTAACTTATGAAGGAGACTCTGGAACGGAGTTTGGAATAGGACCAGCTTATGCGGGAGATATAGTAGATGTCCAAATAAACACTTCCTTATCTTGGACCCTAGGTGGATTCATAAATGACCTAACACTTTGGGGTAAGAGAACTAGTGGAACCTGGGAGGAGATAGCTTTCTTTGTTCCTTTTGATAACGGTGGGGACATTGCCCTAAGAATAACTGGTGAGGTTATGGCTAATGACTACTCCCTATTAGGGTTCGCTGAAAAAGAAGCTGGTAAACAGAAATTACTTATTACCAAAGTATGGTCTTGGACTATCAAAACGGAGTATCCTATTTACTGGAGAAAGGTAATAGAGGGGGTAGAACTACCAGTTAGATATGGAGTTATTGAAGGTAATAGATTAGCGTATCTTAATGTTGGTACATTTGGAGTTGGTGAAAGTAATTCTAACTACACCATAGATATAATCCAAGGATCTGGTGAACCTCTTACACAGGCCTACTCGTTTACCAAAGATTGTAATAATTGCGCTAACTGCGAGAAGGTACAGCTTACTTGGTTGAACTCTCTAGGAGGGTATGATTCATATTCCTTTAACTGTCTATCTGCTAAAGTGCTTAATGTAGATAGAGTAACTGCTAGATCTTACTTAGGTAGGGGATATACAAAAGGTGATAGAGGTAGATCAAATCCAAATAATCTAGGGACTCAGGTTAAACAAGTAAACACTAACTGGACTACCCAAGATCAATTGGACTGGTTGGAATCTCTAATGATGTCACCCGATGTTTATGAGGTACATAATGACGATGGAACCTTTATTCCAGTAACTATAAATACTACTTCTTACTCTCAATTTGTGAGACAAGATAAACTAAAGGTAGCTTCGTTTACCTACACTGTTGGATATAACAGAAAATCTCAGACGCTATAATTATGAATATAGAACTTCTATTAGTAAACAAGGTAAATGTATATGAATACAGTACATCATCTTCTGGGGTTAATGGAATAGGTGGACTCATTAGGGTAGACGCTCTTCAGGAATACTCCCTTGATCTTTTCGAAGACGAGACTATTCCTATTACCTATGAGATTAACGATGCTATAGATCCTAGTAAGAAGACCTCTCCGTTTTCTAAATCCTTCTTGATACCAGGAACTAAGAGGAACTCTTTAGCTTTCGGGTTTCCTTATATGGTATCTAATGCATCCCCTTTTAGAAAACTAAGGGGTAAAGTAGTAGGTCTAGAAGAATGGCACCTTCCTGTTACTGATGCAAGGATATACGTAGATGGTATTTTAGTATTCTCGGGTAAGGTAGATCTAACTAAAGCTACTATGGACGAGGGAGAAATACACTCTTTCGAGATTAACTTTTTAGCTACTTCTATTAACATATTTGATGAATTAGAAGCTAAGCTTATGACAGATCTTATTCTTCCTACCCCTCTACTAGATACGGAGGAAAGAGTAAGACCTTTATTCTTCCCAACTAATTCTGATGAAGAGTTTACTTCTGGGTCTTCTACATATAATGGATTTACACTAGCTTATCCAGATTGGGGATTTAAAGAGTATACAGATTCAGATACAGCTACAAGTCCAAACATAACATCTACCACAGGATCTACAAGTATGTGGAGAACTAACTCCCAAGCACCTAACAATCAATCAGAGTGTGGGTTAAAACTATGTTACAATTATACACAATACGCTTTTGTTAAGTACTTAATAGATAAGATATTTGATGTTCTAGATTTTACTTACTCTTCTACTCTATTTAACTCCCAAGAGTTTAAGTCGCTTTTACTACTCTATTATAATTCTAAGGAGTTACCCTCTAATACCTCTATTAAGCTATTTGGGTCTGCACCGGCTTCGGGCGGATATTTTGACGATATAGTAACTTCCTTCGTACCTATTTCTACCAGTAGAATATTAAAGGCTTTGGATTCCGAGGGTACCATACCCTCAGGTTCTCCTTTTAACGCTAATGAACAACTACAAGATCCTTTCACGATATTTGATGTAGGTTCCCAGAAGCTTACTTTCAGAAGGGGTGGAAACTATAACATTAGATTTAAAGCCCTACTGGATATAAGATATGGTTGGGACCAACAGGCTAATGGTAACGGTGCATTCTGTCCGGGTGGTATACCTAATGCTAACGTGTATCCTCATGCAACACATCCTTTAGTAGGACCGCAATCCAAAATAATCCTAGTCAGAAACGGAGTTGATTATCTTTCAGCAGATATCTCTTCTGCCATCAGAACTTCTGAATCTTTAGCTTCCCCTTCTACTTATAATAAATTAGGTACTAATCACTTTCAATGGGAAGCATCATTTGATATTTGGTCTACTGATGAATTTATTCTGTTTGGTCTTCTGGTTCAACCAGGGGACGAAATCCAGTTTAAGATACTTTTGGATACTTCTGGATATGAAGATGCCCAATATGCTTTTGGTTGTACTCCTCTACCACAACAAGAAAAGAAATACCAGTTCGCTATTGACTATGGAGTTATAGACGTTTCTCCAGTATACCATAACTGGTCACAGACTCTACCTAACGTAACTCAGAAAGAGTTCTTAACATCTATCATTAAGCACTTTAATGTCTATACTGAACTAACCCAAAATTCTAGGGATATAGCATTTGAGAGTAGGGACGAGTTTTACAAAGGATCCACTATTAGGGACTGGACCCGAAAGATAGACCTAAGTTCAGTTAGATCTATAGAGGGTGGAGAACCACCAAAGACTATTATAACCAGAATGAAGAAAACTGGTAATGTAGATGATCTTGCATCTCAAAGAGCTAATATGGATGAGTTAGAATACGGATCTTTTAGACAACTTCTAGAGAACGGGGATTCAGAAACCCTAGAGATTAAGTCTCAGTTTGCATCCCTTACCCCGGACCTTTCTACCTCCGGACCCCTTAGTAATGTTAGGGTAGTAACAGAACAGACTATCGGAGGTAACGATTTAAGCTGGAATGTACCTAACCCCGCTCTATTTTCTAGAAATGACTCAGGGGAAAGGGAGATTAAGGAAGAATCTGAGATGTACTTAGCTTACAAGAACTCAAATGTTAGAACGTTTCACGCAACTCTTGGTCAAGATATGTTCGCTTGGTACGCAATACCAGGGGATCCAGGTACAGTAGAGTATGTTAGAAATGATGCTGACGAATCTATAGGATCCCATATTTGGGGTATATCCTCTTTTGAAGCACCAGGGGTTGATATAAACTTCAGAGCAACTAGACAAAATATGTTTGGTTCCTCAGATACCCCTCCCGTATTTTCAGATTTAGATTCTGCATATGAAAGATATTTCAGTTCTTTCTACCAAAACCTAGATTCACAAAGAATATTTAAAGCTAAGGTAAAACTAAATGCTGCAGATATAGCTCAGTTTTCTTTTAGAGATCCTGTATTTATAGATTTACCCTCAGGGGATTCTTCCTACTTTATTGTGGATTCTATAGATTATGATCCCACCTCACCTGGACCTTATGATGTAACTCTGCTTACTTTCAATAAAGAGTTCTATGACTTTAACTTTAATCAAGTAGGGGTGGAATTCCCTGATGGTCCTGATTCTCCTATCGGGACAGGATAAGAAAAATGATAGGAAAACATATTTAATCTTATGGCTGGACAAGCAAATATAGAAATTAACGTACAATCGACCACCCTAGGTCAACTGGAGACTAAGTTAGAAAGTCTAAACGCTCAGATAAAGGAAGTAGGGGTTAACTCCGCAGAATTTAAGAAGTTATCTAAAGAGATAAGACAAACACAGGGTCAGGTAGACAAGGCTTCAGCTTCACTTCAAAAACTAGATGTAGGAGAGGTAGCTGGTAATGTTGGCAAACTTGCAGCAGGAGTAGGTGCAGCTGGGATCGCCATTTCTACATTTGCAGGGGAGAACGAGGAACTAGAAAAAACCCTACAAAAGACTAACGCTATTTTAGCACTCGGTGCAGCAGCAGAGGGTGTAGCCGCAGCAGCAACTCTAGCTTCTACTGTAGCAACTAAGGCTTCTGCAGTTGCTCAAGGAGCATACGCAGCAGTAGTAGGCTCGTCCACAGGCGCTCTTAAGTTATTTAGGTTAGCGTTAGTGTCTACCGGTATTGGTGCGATCGTTGTTGGTATAGGTTTACTCGTTGCTAACTGGGATAATCTAACAAAGTCCGTAAAAGGATCTAATAGTACTCTAGAGAATATTGGGGATACTATTCTAACTCTATTAGGCCCATTGGGTATTGTTATAAGGACAGCAGATGCTTTCGCTGAATCTATTGGTGGATGGGATCAAGTATTCGATGGTGCTATAGGTGCATTCACTGCATTCTTCACCCGATTCTCTGATATAGCTTCTTCTATAGGAGATGCTTTTACGGCTATATTTGAGTTAGACTTTGATGCACTTAAGGCTGCGATCGCCCAAGGATTCAGTATCCTAAAGGAAGAAGCTGTAAAAGCGGTAAAAGAATCTAGGGAGGCAGAAGCTAAAGAAAATGAGATAGCTGACCTTCAGTCTATAGAGAAGGAAAACGAGAGAAACGTAAAGAGATTAGAAGCATTACAATCAGGAGAATCTGCTATATTTAACGCTAAAAGAAAAGCACTACAGGATAGGTTAAGACTTGAAGAACTTCAGAACGGTAAAGAAACAGATGCTTATAAGGATCTTCAGGTAGATCTATTAGCTCTTACTACTGAATATAATGCTAAACAAAAAGATCTTAGAGATAAAGCCAATAAGGAAAGAGAAGAAGAAATAGATAGGCTTGGTGAAAGGCTCAGTCAAGGTTTAGATTTCGAAGCAGAGGAAGTATTTGAGGAATTTCTCCCCGGCCCACAATTTATAGCTGACGAACTGGATAAGACTTTAGAAGTAATAGAAGCTAAGCTTTTAGAACAAGAAAGACTATTCTTAGAGGCCGGAGATTCTTCTGAGGAAGCTGTTAGAAAATCAACCCAAGCAAGGTTAGGATTAGAACTAGAAGCTGCTAATAGAACAACAGAAGCTTTAGCTAAGCAAATAGAATTCGCTAAAGAAGGTACATTAGAAAAACTCGAACTAGAAACTGAATACCAACAGATTCTATTAAGAACTGTAGAAATACAAGATGAACTAGCACTTCAGAATTTTACTACACAGCAATCTATAGAGAATTTCGCAGAAGTTACAGCCCGTATAAACGAAGGTTTACAAATTGCTGGAGGATTAGCTAATGGACTGATAGGTGCAGAACTAGATGCTATAGGCGTTAGATACGATAATCTTACAGAGAATATAGAAGCTAATTATGCTGACCAAATAGCAGCTGCTGAAGGTAATGCAGAAAAGATAGCATCTCTAGAAGCTCAGAAGGAACAGAAGTTAATTGGATTGGAACAGAAGAGAGCTAGGGAAGAAGAGAAACTAGCTATTAAAGCAGCTAATGTAAAGTTTGCACTTGATGTCGGTAATATTGTATCATCTACAGCATCAGCTATAGCTGCATCTTTTGCTGCTGCTGGTGGATTCCCAGCAGGTATTGGTACAGCTGCAATTATGGCTGGTATTGGTGCAGTTCAATTGGCAACTGCAGCTAAAGCTAGATCTACTGCAGTATCTGCAGCTAAAGGTGGCGGAGGTGGATCCGGAGGTGGCGGAGGTGGAGGTAACTCAGGAAGAACCCAGTTTGCAGACGGTGGACTTGTAGAAGGACCTGGTACGGGTACCTCAGATTCTATTAACGCTAGATTGTCTAATGGAGAGTTCGTAATTAACGCTGCTTCTACTGAAAGATTCCTTCCTCTACTAGAACAGATAAATAGTGGACCTCAAAGATTTGCAACAGGGGGTATGGCTTCTAGGGATGCAGAAATGAATGCAGTACTTAGAAAGATAGACCAAAGGTTAGCTACCCCTCCTAAAGCTTATGTAGTATCTTCTGAGATAAGAGAAGGACTAGACACTGATGCATTCCTAAAAAGAAGAGCATCAATAACAAATTAAATTGAAAATTATGTTTAAACAAATGACCAAAATAATCGAACTCCTTATAGAAGAGGAGGGCGGTGCAGTTTTAGAATCTATATCTCTAGTTGATAGACCAGCTGTAGAAGTAGACTTCCAGTTCTTTGATAAAGCTAAAACGCATACATTCTCTATAGAGGACGAGGATCAAAGAATAGTTATTGGACCAGCGATGATTCCTAATATTAGAATCCCAAGGGTCGACAAGAAAACTGGAGAGGTATATGGTGTATTCTTTTCAGAGGAAACAATAGCTAAAGCAGCCGAACTATTCCTAAAACTAGATAGAGCTTCCCACCAGAATACTGACCATCAAGATAATTGGTCTAATGATCTCTACGTAATGGAGAGCTGGATTAAAGAGGATACTTTTGATAAATCTAATAAGTACGGATTTAGAAAAACCCCAATAGGTACATGGTTCGTTAAAATGAGAATCTTAGATGATGTTGTTTGGGAAGGAGTTAAAGATGGAACCTTTAAAGGTCTATCAGTTCAAGGTGACTTTCTATCTGGTGACGAACACCACGAATCTATGTTATTTAATAGAACTGACTATTCACACCTTTATTCTGAATTGAAGGATCCTAAGGACAAATTAAAATTAGACTCTATAATAAGGTTATTAATTCTAGAAGAGAAAAAAGGAAAGTAATATGGGATGTGGTTGTGACGAAACTGCTAAGAACCTCTTAAATCCTGATCCCCTAATGAATAAGGTAGTTAGACTTAAGACAGGACACGAGGGTATCATAAATCTAAAGAGAGCTGCAGAAAGGTTAGAATATGGTTTGGCTATCGGAGATGGTACCACTATATTCTTTACTAAGAAAGAAATAGCTAAGATTATAGCATAGTTTAACTGGGGATGTCTTTTTAGATGACCCCATTTTATTAAAAAAGGAAAAAAACACGGGTTTCATACTTATGAACCTAAAGTACACATAAAAATAAATTTACAAAATGAATATCTTAGAAAAAATTAAAAACTTAGTTTTTGTTGATCAAAATCAAGAATTCATGGAAGCTGATCTAGAGGATGGTAGAATGATAAAAACATCTACTGAATCTATGGAAGTTGGAACTAGCGTTTTTGTTGTCATGGAAGATGGGTCTGAAGGATTGCTCGATGCGGGTACCTACAAACTATCCGATGGTACAGAATTCGTAGTTGATGAACTTGGAATTGTAACAGAAATTTTAGGTATGGAAGAATCAGAAGAAGTAGCCGAAGGTGAAGACTCTACTGAAGAAGAAATGGAAGCCGGAGATGTAGTTAAGTCTGCAGAAGTGGTTCAAGAAGTTTCTGAACTAGTAGATGAAATTACTCCTGAAGCTGTAAGCGCTGAAGATTCTGCTGTTATTTCAGAGGCAGTTACCGAATTAATATCTGAAAAAATTAAGGAAGTAGAAGAAGTGATGGCTTCTAAATTCGAAGATTTAAAAGCTCTTATGCTAGAAATGGCTAAAGAACAAGAAAAATCGAATCTAGAATTTGAAGCATTCAAGAAATCTCCTTCTGATAAAGCAATTTCTGAATTAGAATTTCATGCAGAAGGCGAAAAGCTAAGTGCTATGGAAGACAGAATTGCTAGAATTAAAGCTATGAGAGCTTCTAAAAACTAAAAGAAAAAGAAAAAATTATAAAAATGAAAAATCTTAAATTTAACTGGGACGTAACGGGACTTAATGATTATGTAGATCAGAATTCATTAGACCTTATTTCAAGAGCAATTCTTGAAGACCCAACCGCAAACTTTGTAACTATCGATGCTGATGTAAAATCTGCAAAAGATATTCACACTATAGGATCGGATCCCTTAACAATCCAAGCTGGATCTGCAGGATTCTCTGCAGCTGGTACAACTGATCTAGAGAAAGTAACTCTTTCTGTTGACAAAATGAAAATCAACGAGATCTTAGACCCTTATGCACTTGAGGACAAGTATACTCAAATGGCTCTTAAGCCTGGATCTATCTTAGATGAGGTTCCTTTCGAGCAAGCAATCTCTGAAGAGAAAGCTAAGCAAGTTGCTAAAACTGTAGCTAAGCAAGTATGGCAAGGTAACAAATCTGGTGCAACTGGTGCATACCAATTGAACGACGGGTTTATTACTGACCTAGAAGCTGATGCTAATAGAGTTACTGCAGCTGATCAAGCTAACGACTTTAACGCAGCTAACATCATAGGTTCTGTACAAGAAATGATCGCAGCTTTAGATGCTGACGTTCTTGGAGAAGATGACTTGGTAATGTTCATGTCACCAGAATTCTACAGAACTCTATCTAACGCTTTATTTACTGGAAATTACTTCCACGTAAATTCAGATGTTACTGTAAACGGAGAATTTATATTCCCTGGAACAAACGTTAGAATCGTTAGAACTTTTGGTCTTGCCGGATCTTCTGCACACGCTGAAGCTTCTGCAGCTGGAGATGCAGTAGTACTTGGTTCTGCTAAATTCCTACATTGGGGAACAGACCTAGTATCTGACTACTCTTCTTTCAGATTATTTTACTCTGCAGATAACGACGACGTTAGATTCATCGCTAGATATAAAGTAGGGGTAGCTCACCTATTTGGTAACTACTTCGTTTGTAACTTCTAAGAAGTAACAAAAGAAAAATTAAATTAAAACCGGCTGAGGGAAACCTCAGCCGGCTATTATAAAAAATAAAAAAACACACGAAAAATTATGGCTTGTTCAAATTTAACAACTGGGAGAGGAAGCGTAGGATGTAAGATTATCGGTGGTGTTGAGAAAGTTTATCTAGCAAATTCAGACATGATCACAGCAGTAGGAACTACTGGTGCTAATGAAACTGAAGTTATAAATTCAATCACGTCATCAGGTACTCCCTTTTACGAGTTCGCCCAAATACAAGAAACGTCTTCATTCACGGCTACGCCAACAGCGAATGTTCAGAATGGATCACTTTTCTACGAGAATATACTAACATTAGTATTCACTAACTATGATGCTTCTCTTAGATACACTATTAAAACACTCTCTGAAAATAACTTGGTAGCTGTTGCTGTCATGAAAACAGGAGAATACGTTTACATAGGACAATCAGGAGGACTTGATATTTCAGGTGGAGCTGGTGGTTCTGGTGTAGCTGCAGGGGACCGAAACGGTGCGCAACTTGATTTTAGAGCGATCGATTTAGATCCGCCTCTAACTTTAGATGCTACATTCATTACTGATACTTTCCCTTCTTTAGTTAACGCTTAAGAGGAAAGCTCAAATTACTGAAAGGTCTACTTCTTAGGAGGTAGACCTTTTTTGTTTGGGTAGAACATATCAAGAAAAACGGGACATTTTCATACTTACTCTAAACAATCCGGATGATTATAGGGGATAATAGAGAGACTACGGCACAATTTACATGTATTTTGAGGGATAAGTTCACTAGATACAACCCAAACATCTATCTTAAAATAACTAAATCTGATAATCTAGCTTTCATTTATTACAGTTTAGTAGATATTTCACCCTCTGATGCTTACTCTACGTTCGAGTTCGCTACTCTAGATTTAGATCAAGGACAATATAGAGCAGAGATATTTGAGGGTATTCCCCTTGATTCCGAGAATTGTGATATTAACGAACCAACAGTTATAGTGCTTTCTACTTGGTATGACTGTGATCCTGCAACTTTAACTGCAACACTTAGGGCTGAAGAGGATACGGTATTTGGAGATATAGCTTCTATAGATAATGAACTTATCTGGGCTACTTATCTAAGAATAGACGGACCAATTTATAATACGGTATATACAACAGAAGAAGAGTACACAACATATAATGAATAAAATGGAAAAAGGAACTAATAAACTAGCCTATACATTCGGTAAAGGTTTTACTGAACCTCCTAATTGGACGGAGTTTAAAATCAGTGGTAAGCCCTATATCTCTTGGGGAGATAAGAACCTAATGCCAGAGTATCTAATATCTCTAAAAGAGAATTCAGGTACACATAACGCTATTCTTCAGAAAAGATCTTTGTATACTTATGGGAATGGTTTAGCAGAAGGACAGGAGATTCCCCAATTTAAGTTGGGTGAAAAAGAAACTCTAAAAGCTATCATAGACGATTACTGGTTATATGGTATGTGGGCTATGAATGTAGTTTGGTCTAAGGATGGTAGATCTATAGCTCATGCAGAACATATAGATATGTCCAAGTTAAGAGCTGGTAAAAAGAATCCTTTAGGAAAGATAGAAGATTGGTTCTTCTCTAATGACTGGAAAAACTACAGGAAACAGGAAAATAAACCAGTTCCTAAAAAAGCTTATGATCCAAGAAATCCTATAGGTTCTCAAATATTTGTTTATAGAGGATATTCTTCTGGGTGCTCTTTCTATTCAAAACCTTCATATTATGGTGCAGCTAATTATATGGCTTTAGATTATGAGATATCTAACTTCCATTTAAATAATGCTCAGAATGGATTTGCTCCTTCAATGATGATCACAATGCATGATATGCCAGATTCTCAAGAAGAGAGAGACTATATCTACGAATCCCTTAAGAAGCAATATCAAGGAACTTCAAATGCTGGAGAGATCTTCTTAATGTTCGCTAGAGATAAAGAAAACGGTATAGAGGTAACCCCAATAAATGCTAACGACTCAGATACTAGGTATAAAGACCTTATGGGTATAGTACAGGATCAGATACTTATAGGACATTCAGTAGTTTCGCCTATACTTTATGGTATTAAAACTCCAGGGCAGCTTGGAGGGTCTAATGAATTGGCAACATCTTTTGAGATCACTATGTCAACAGAGATCGATCCCGTACAGAAGCAAATAGGAGAGACCCTACAAAATGTACTAAAATTAGATTTCCAACCAGAATTTGTAGATTCTTCACCAGTTTCTTTTGCTTTTTCTGAATCCGTAATGGAAAAAATACTAACTCAAAACGAACTTAGGGATCTTATCTCTTACGAACCTCTAGCAGAATCTGAGTCTACTATAGAAGAAGACTCTATTGATAACGAAAATAATACTATATAAAACTATGAATGATGTACTTTTCATATCAGAAGCTAAAATAAAGCAAAACTCAGATTTAATCGAAAATGTAGATGCTAAATTTGTAAGAAACGCTATACTAAAGGCGCAAAGAATTAATGTACTACCAGTGATTGGTTCTGACCTTTATAATAAGATAGAGGCACTAATAGTTTCTGGAGATATTACTGATTCTTCTAATGAAGTATATAAAACTTTATTAGACGGAGAAATACAACAGGCCATTATCCCTTATGCTATATCATATTTGGTAGTTTCTTTATCTTATAAGATAACACAAAAAGGTCTTCAACAATCTGATAATGAACTTTCAACCCCTTCTGATCTGAATACTATAAAGTATATGGCAGAGAAAAATACGGAGACTGGTGAGTATTGGTTAAACAGGATAAGTTCATATTGTGAGCAATTCGAAAAGGATCTTCCAGAGTATGCTAATCCTAATACTGCTGATGACAGAACTATAAGACCAGACTCTAGAAATAACTTCGCTTCTAATATTTACCTAAGAGGATATAGACCAATTAACTGGACACACCGAACAAACGAAAATTATGATAACTAGAATGAATCTAATACCACATTTTTTAGTTAGTATTTTTACTGATAAAGTATTTCTACTAAATATAGGTACTATATTCGTTCTTGACGCGGAAAATATAGAACTTTTAGTTAAGATCATAGTGGGTATATTAACTATAATATTTACTATATTTAAAATTTACAGTGAGATTAAGAAAATTAAAGAGCCAATAAAGGAGCAAATACTTAGAGAGCTTGAAGCTGAAGATGTTCTTCATAGAATACTCCAACAAAATACTTTTGATAAAATAATATCTGAAAAAATAGATAAGGTTAATTCAACCTATACTACTTCAGAAAAGGGGATAGAAAATACCCAGGATCAAATAGATTTAGCTCAAAAGCAATTAGATAAAGCTAAAGATAATTTAGATAAAAAACAAGACTAAAAATGCCAGGATCTATAACTATACAACAAGGTGGATCAGGAGGAACTACTCCAGCACCAGGATTTACTACTCTATATGCAAGTAATGTAGATCAGAAAATATGGGCAGCATTCCCTGATGGTTCTGAGTACCCAATATGTCCCGGATCTGATGGAACTTCAGGTTCTTCTGGGGTTGATGGTACATCGGGAATAAATGGGGATGTTTATACAGATTGTACAATAGTAACCCCTGTTACCCTACCAGTAACTCCAGGAACAGAAATAACTATAGATGGATCTCCCGCTTTATCATGGACTGTTGGACAAACAATAATTGTAGCACATGATCTAGAAAAGACTTTTAGAGGGGAATTAGTTTCTTATGATCCCTCAACAGGTGAATACGTAATTGAAGTAACATCTTCAGAAGGAGTAGGTACTTATTCATCTTGGTGTGCTAACCTAGCAGGTGCTCCGGGTAGAGCTGGTACATCCGGTGAAGATGGAACCTCAGGATCTTCAGGAATAGATGGAT